GTCGAGTCGCGCGATCTTTCGACGCCTTGGCCAGCGGCGACGGGCGGTCAATCGCCCGCGCCGGGACGGCCCGCGCGGCCGACGGCGAAACCGGCCGAGGCGCCCGATGTCGATGGCGACGGCGCCGAAGCCCTGGGCCGCGAGGCGTACCGCGCCAACGAGCCCGTCATCCGCAATCCCTTCCCGTTCGGCGACGACCGTCGTCCGCGCTGGGACCTGGGCTGGCGGCTGGAAAGCGGGTCTGACGGCATGGGTCCGGGAACGGGCCAAGCCTGATCATGTCACGTCAATCAAAGAGAGACCTGAGCGAGTTCGGCGACCTGTTCATGCCGGACCAGGCGGATGAACCGATCCTGCCGCCGCCCGTGCGCGCCGCGCTGCTGGAATGGCTGACCGAGATCTGGGCGGACAAGGACCTGCTGGCCGTGGGCATCAAGCCCCGGCGCCGGGCCATGTTCGAAGGCCCGCCAGGAACCGGCAAGACGACCCTGGCGCACCATATGGCGGCGCGCCTCGGTCTGCCCATGCTGGCGGTCCGGCCGGATCGGATGATCGGCAAATACATGGGCGAGACCAGCCAGACGATCGGGGCGCTGTTCGAAGCGGCGCGTGCCCAGTTCGATGGGTCGCCCATCGTCCTGTTCATGGATGAGTTCGACACCCTGGCCAGCGACCGGCGCAAGGCGGGGCAGGCGGCCGACAACGACCGCAATGAGTACGTCGGCACCCTGTTGCAGCGTCTGGAACAGTACGAAGGCTTCCTGATCGCGGCGACGAACCACGCCGACTGGATCGACCAGGCGATCTGGCGGCGGTTCGACATGCATATCACGGTCGATCTGCCGGGGCAGGAAGAGCGCGAGCGCATTCTGGCGCGCTATCTGTCGCCGTTCGGATTGCCTCCCGTGGCGTTGACGCGACTGGGCGAGGCCTTCGCCTCGGCTTCGCCCGCGCTGATGAAAACCGTGTGCGAGAACATCAAGCGGCAGATCGTGCTTGGCCCCCGCCTGGGGTCGGACATGGGGCGCGAGGCGGTGTTCGCGCGCATCCTGACCAGCGTGCATCCCCACGCGGATCTCGGCACGCCGCGCCTGTGGTCGCTGGGGGCTAAGGACCCGGCGCTGTGCGTCATGCCGTGGCCCCTCCCGCAGGCGGCTGATCTTCCCGCCCTGGAAGCGTCGGAGGACGATGCGGGTGGTAATGACGTCGTCGTTCCGTTCGGCGGACGTCGCCCATGACCTTGCGCGGCCTGTCCCTAAGCGCCGCCGCCCTGGCCTATGCCAAGGCGAAGATCGCCGTCTTTCCGCTGCGGGCGAAGTCCAAGGCGCCTTATGGCCGCACCGTCGGCCTGCACATGGCCTCGGCCGATGTGGCGCTGACGGCGTCGCGCTGGACCGGGACGGCGCAGCTGTCGCTGAAGCCGATCGAGGAACTGCGGGAGGCCGCGCGAAAGGCGGGCCGGAACCCGACCGACGCTGAACTGCTGCGGCCGGTGACGGCGGGCGCGCAGTCGAACGTCGCCATCGCCACCGGAGCCCCGGCGGGCTTTTGGGTGCTGGATCTGGACGGGCCGGAGGCCGTGGCGTGGCTGGCGGCGAAAGAGGCCGAACACGGACCGCTGCCGGTCACGCCGACGTCGCTGACGGCGCGCGGCGAGCATCGGTGCTTCGCCTGGTGCCCCAAGTCGTCGTCGGAACCGATCATCCGCAATCGCTCACGTCTGGACAAGGCGCCGGTCGATGTGCGCGGACAGGACGGATACATCCTGGCGCCGCCCAGCATCCATCCCGGCGATGCAGAGAAGGGTGTGGCGCCCGGCTATGTCTATCGCTGGGCCGAAGGCCGGTCGCCCGATGATCTGCCGTTCGCCGTCGCGCCCGACTGGCTGATCCTGCTGGTCAAGCCCGCGCCAGCCGCACCCGTAAAGCCGATGACGCCGCGTGCGCCGGCGGCCGGTAGGGCGTCGCGGTTCGGGGAAATCATCCTGGACCGGGTCTGCGCCGCCATCGCCTCGGCGCGGGTCGGGACGCGGGACACAGTGCTGTTCCGCGAGTCGGTCGGGATCGGCGCCCTGGTGGCGGGCGGCGAGATCGAGGACGCCTATGGCCGCGCGGCGCTGGAGAACGCCGGGCGGGTGCATGTGCCGGACGCCATGACCGAGGCCCAGCTGGTGCGCCAGGTGGATCGGGCCATGGCCTGGGGCGCGCAATATCCGCGCAAGGCCGATCCGACGCGGCCGGCCGGCCCCCGCCGGGCCGAGATGCCGGTAAGGGCGCAGCATGCGGCCCAGCGCGCCCTGGACCCCGCCGCATACTGGGCCGAGGCGGTATCAGCGGACACGGCCGTGGTGCGACGGTGGATGTCGGACCTGGCGCTGGACCCGGCCGCCGTGCCCGGCGCGCTGGGTCGGTTCCGTTTCCATCCGGACGCGCCGGATCGCGAAGGCGAACTGAAGCCCATGCTGCTGGCGCCCATGACGATAGACGGCCGGGGGCCGGTCGAGGCCCTGGCCATGTTCGATCTGACGGTCGGGGACACGCGGCCGGCGGGGTTCATGGGCAAGGTGCTGGCCGGACGGGCCGTGGCGCTGACCGCCCTGGACGGGCGGGGGCCGTTGGTGGTGGCGCTGGACCTGGCGGACGCCTGGATCTTGGCCGGCCGGATGGCGAGGCAGGGGCCGGTTCGGGCCGTGGCCTGTCTGACCCTGTCGTCGTTCAGCGGTGGGGTGTTGCAGGACGCCTATCGCCGCGTCGATCCCGCCGCGCCGCGTGCGGACGAAAAGTCGCCGCCGTGGCGCATACCGCCTGCCTTCCTGACGCCCGGCGAGACCGAGGTGGGTTTCGCGATCCGGCGCGACCTGATCACCGCGCCGCTGCGGTTCCGGGGCGTGGTCGGCGGGACGGCCGAGACGCGGCTGAGGGGAGACCAGGCCGCCGCCTATTTCACGAGTCTGACCGTCCAGGCCTGGGAGCGGCTGGACCTGCCAGAGGGGGCGTCGCTGCGGCTTAGGCCGCTGACGGCGACCGAGGGTGTGAGCTTCCACGATCAACAGCAGAGGGCCGCCCGCAATCGCGTCGGCGCGGCCGACAATGGAGTGCGTTCGTGAGTGGATTTGACGATGTCGGGGGACGTCCGGCGGCGGCGGCGCCCTCGACCGATGAAATGTCGCGGTTCGACCTGAACGACGACGGAAACGCCCTGAGGTTCATCCGCATGGCCGGGGGCATCATCCGGCCCGACGGCGAGATCGACCTGAGCGAGGCCACGGTGCTGTACCTGCGCAAGCGGGGCTGGATCGTTTTCAACGGCGTGTTCTGGGATCTGGAGACCGGCGAGGCGCGGGCCAAGCGTCACGCCATCAAGGTGGCGCGGTCGATGCATGCCCAGATGGAGATCCGGGCTGCCGAGATGGAGGCCAAGAACTATTCCTCCAAGTCGATCCAGAGCGTGCGGGATTTCGGCGTGTCGGCCGGGAACGCCAGCCGGATCGGCAATATGCTGAACCTGGCGGCGTCCTACATGGACGTCGATATGGACGCGTTCGACCCCGACCCGCTGGCGTTGAACGTCCAGAACGGGGTGATCCGGTTCCGCAACGGGCCGCATATCAACGCCAAGGGCGAAGAGGTGGACGGTCCGCATGTGGTCTGGACCGAGGGCCACCGCGCCGCCGACCGGATGACGCGCCTGTGCGAGGCCGCCTATCGTCCAGACGCCGCAAGGCCGCTGTTCGACGGGGTGCTGAAATACGCCATCCCGAAGGCCGAGAACCGCCACTGGATTCAGAAGGCGCACGGCTACATGGCCACGGGGGAGACCGGCGAGCAGGTCTTCATCGTGTACCAGGGCAAGGGGGGCGACGGGAAATCGACCGTCGTGAACGCCACGGCCCATGCGCTGGGCACTTACGCGACGACCGTGGGGGTCGAGACCTTCCTGGACACCGGCGTGAAGCGCGGTTCGGAGGCGTCGCCCGATATCGCCGCCCTGGCCGGAGACAGCCGCATGCTGTGCGCCGGGGAGCCGCCGAGCGGGTCCAAGCTGGCCACCGGGGAGATCAAGAGGTTCACCGGCGGCGGCAAGATCAAGGCGCGCGAACTGCGCGAGTCGCTGTTCGAGTTCGAGCCGGTCGGCAAGGTGGTGATCGAGTGCAACCGCAAGCCGACCATCAACGACACTGACAACGGGATCTGGCGACGCCTGAAGATCATGCGGTGGCTGAAGGTCGTGCCCGAGGACCAGATCGACCACGATCTGCCGAAGAAGCTGAAGCGTGAGGCGGACGGCATCCTGAACTGGCTGATCGAGGGCGTCCTGCTGTGGATGGGCGAGGGGCTGAAGGACGTGCCCGATCTGAAGGAAGCCCTTGAGGACTATCGCAAGGGGGCCAATCCCTTCGTGCAGTGGTTCGAGGATCGGGTGATCCGGGAGGAGGGCGCTCGGATCGGGGCGACCGTGCTGTTCAAGGACTACCAGGCCTGGATGACCGAGAACGGTCACGACAAGGCCATGAGCCAGAAGGCGTTCGGGGGCACGCTGAGCGACCTTCAGATCGGCCTTGGGTCGAAGGACGCCGAGGGCAAGATCACCCGCATGGGCGCGCGCCTGCGCACGCCGCAGGACGGCTTGGCGGGCGGGTCGGCCGAGGCGGCGACCGCGCGCGCGGCCGACTCCGGTTCCGGCCCCGGCGGGTACGAATCCGGAGGCGCCACCGGCGACCCGGACGACGGCGCATTCCTGCCTCCCGACACGGATTGGGAGGGCGACGATGACGGACGATGACGGACGAACGGACGATCAGGGGCCGGGTCTGGTCATCGCGCGACGCCTCGCCGGACCTTCGAACCTCTGTCCCTCCGTCGATCATCCGGCCCGCAAAGCCAGTCGTGGCGGCGCGAACGGACGATGACGGACGATACGGACGATGCGGCGGGGTTGGGCTCCATAAGCCGGGTGTGCGGGTGAGGCGGCGTGAACGGGTGGGTGATCGTCCGTCTGCTGTGAGCGGGATTTGCGGGGTCGGTGTGGTGATCTCTTTGGGTTTGGATTTGGTAAAATGAGAAACAATCCAGAAAACTTCATCGAAAGAGAACAGGGCGAACCACTCGCCCTGCACCTCTATCGGAACGCCGATGTGATCGGCTGCGACGTCAGCCAACGCCGCCGCCTGCGCCACGCCGCCGCCCTCTGCGTCCGGGGGCACCAGGCGCCACACAGCGCCACAGTCGAGGGTCGTCAGGATCGTATCGATGCGGGCCGCATCGCCGACGCCGTGAACCGCGAACTGCGGGCCGGGATGGATGAGATCGTCGATCATGCCCATGCCATCGGCGAGGGCGTGGACACCTACAACGACGCCGGCGCGCTGCGGATGAGTTCACGCGATGGGCTGTGGGGTGCGCAGCAGGCCGAGGACATCGAAGACGACCAGGCCGCCACGGGTCTGGCCTATCGCCTGCTGTTCGAGATTGTCGGTGCATCTCAGCTGGGATCGCAGCTGGGACGGGTGAACGAGGCGTCGATCAAGGCGTCATCGTCGGATGGGGATGCGGCCCGTGGCCTGTTCCGCGCCTATGCCGGGGTGCGGTTGACCACGGCCGAGGCGCTGGTGCTGAAGGCGGACCCGACCCAGCGCGCGCTGCGGGTGCTGCGGGCTGTGGCTGGCGAGGGCCGGACGCTGCGGTCTCTTGGGGCAGGTAGCAACCCTCGCAAGGCCAACGCCACCGCCCTCGTGGTCGCGCTGGATGCAGCCCGGCCGGTGCTGATCGTCGAACGTAAGCCGCTCCCCCCTTGCGAATCGGGCACGACTTGAGGCACTAAACAGATGCGCTCAATGTTGCGCCTCCAACCCGCCAGCCCCTCCGGCTCGGCGGGTTTTTCGTGCCCGATCAAGGGGTTACGGCAGGGGGCGCGGGTCCTCCCTGGGGCCACCCGTATGCGGTGGGGCTGAGCGCAATCATTCGGCAGGCTGGGCCACTTTCGAAAGCCTAAAACTCAAGCCCACCCTAAAGGACGGAGGTTTAGCCGTGACCGACGCTCAAGGGGCGGGCGCCGAAACCGTCTCCAAGGGCGAGTTTGCGGGCATCTGCGGAGTCTCGCCGGGGCGTGTGTCCCAGTGGATCTCGGAAGGGAAGCTGACCGAGGAGGCGTTGGACGGCCAAGGGCCGCGCGCCAAGATCAAGGTTCACATCGCCCAGGCGCAGCTGCGGTCGCGGATCGACGTCGGCCAGAGGTTCGGCAACGGACTGAAGACCCGGCTGCGAGCGCCGCTCGCGCGGCCTGCGAACGAACCCGCCGGGGCAACACAGGTGACGGTCACGCCGGTCGATACGGTCGAGGAACAGATCAAGCGCGAAAAGCTGCGCGAGATGGAGTTCAAGAACCGGGAAGCCCTGAAAAAGGAACTGGCCAGCCGGGGCGAATATGTCCGCACGATCGACGTCCGGGTCGGCTACGATCAGGTCGCCATGGGGATGGTCACCGTGTTCGAGGGCGCGCTGACCGACTTCGCTCAAGCCATAGCGGCGCGGTTCGAGGTGCCGCAGCGTGACGTGCTGCACCTGCTGCGCGGTGAGTTCAGGAAGGTGAGGGCCAGCGCGGCCCAGGCGGCTCGCCGGGCTGGTTCGGAGCTTCCGGGTGCTATCGAGGACGAGGCCGCGCCGCCATCGGCCGAGGCGGCCTGATGAACATCCATGTCGCCAATACGGCGGCGCTGGCCTGGACGGCGATGGGCGACGCCCTGGAGCCGCCGCCGGTCATCGACTATCTGGCGTTCGCTGAGGAGAACATCGTCTTTTCGAAGCGGGAGAGCCCGCTTCCCGGTCCCTACAGCCGGGCGCAGTTCCCGCTGTTCGACGCCATTCTCGGCGCGTTCGGACCGGATGATCCCTGCCGCATCGTCAGCTTGGCCAAGTCGGCGCAGGTCGGCGGGACGGTGCTGGCGAATATCTTCACCCTGGGGTCGATGATCCTGGACACGGGCGATTTCCTCTACGTCCACCCGACCGAAGAGAACGGGTCGCGCTGGTCGAAGATGAAGCTGTCGCCGATGATCCGGGGACTGGCGGCTGCTCGCCGGCTGTTTCCGGAGAAGTCTCGGGACGGGGCGAACTCGGTCCTGTTCAAAGAGCGGATCGACCGCCGGGGCGCGATCCAGATCGCGGGGGCCAACTCCCCGGCCGGCTTGTCTCAGGTGTCCATGCCTCGCCAGGTGCAGGACGATCTGGCGAAGTGGGAGATGAACGCGGCCGGCGATCCGGAGACACAGGCCGATACGCGGTCCTGGGGTTTCGAGTTCGCCAAGATCTTCAAGGTCTCGACGCCGTTGGTGATGCCGGGGTGCCGGATCACGAAAAACCTGGAGGCGGGGAGCCAGGAATATCCGGAGGTTCCCTGTCCGCACTGCGACGCCTACCAGGTGCTGGAGTGGGCCAATATGCTGGCCCAGCTGGACGAGGCGGCGCCGGAGAAGGCGCATTTCACCTGCGTCGAATGCGGGTGCGAGATTCACGAGCACCACAGGGCGGCCATGGTCGCCCGCGTGCGCTGGGTGGCGCGGCGTCCGCACATGATGCGGCAGCACCGGTCGTTCTGGCTGTGGTGCGCCTATTTCCCGCTCCAAAGCTGGGAGGGCATCGCGCGTCGCTGGTTCGCCGCCAAGGGCGACGCCGCTGGCGAACAGGTGTTCATGAACGACGTCGCGGGCCTGCCCTATCGGTCGGCGGACGAGGCGGTTGATTGGGAAGTCCTGCGAGATCGGGCGTCTGAAAGCGACTATGTGCGCGGGCGGATTCCGGCCGGCGGGTTGCTGGTCACGGTCGGAGTCGACTGTCAGGGCGACCGGGTCGAGTGGCAGGTGGTCGTTTGGGGCCGGGATTTTCGCCGCTGGATCGTCGATGTCGGGGTGTTCCCCGGCCACATCAGCGACGCCAAATGCCAGAAGCTGCTGGACGGGCTGCTGGAACAGACCTGGTTGAACGCCCACGGGCGGCGATTGGGCGTGGATCTTCTGGCCATCGACGGCAACGCCTGGACCGAGGACGTCTGGGGCTTCGCGCGACGCCACCCGGCGGGCCGGGTGATCATGGTTCGGGGCGCCAACTCGGAAAATGCGCCCCTGCTGGAGCGGGTCCGCAAGGAACGCAACAGGGCCGGAAAGCTGCTGAAGTACAGCCGTCGGTTCTACAACTTCGGCACGTCCACGCTGAAGATGGCGCTGTATCGCAACCTGGCGCGGCTGGACCCGCTGGGCCGGGGGTTTATCGGCCTGCCGAAGGGTCTGGAGGACGAGTTCTTCCGCCAACTGACGGCCGAACGGCGTAAGCCGATCAAGAGACGCGACGGTTTTACCGTCTATCAGTGGGTCAAGGACCCCGCCCAAGCCAACGAAGGCCTGGACACCCACCTTCAAGCCGAGGCCGCCGCGATCCGCCTGGGCGTGCGCAGCCTGCCCGACCGGACCTGGGACCAGCTGGAAGCCGAGCGGGATTGTCCGCCTGAGACAGGTCAGCTGGATCTGGAAGATTTGATGATGGCGACGACGTCGGCCGACGCGAGCGCCGCTCGCATCGTCGAGGAAGAGCCTGCCGCACAGCCCAGCGACCGGTCCGATCCGGAGCCGGGCCTGACGGATAACGACTGGATCGGCATAGGCGCCGGAGAGGACTGGATCGGATGACCGACTATTCGGCCGAGATCGCGGCCCTGTATTCCGCGCTCGCCAACGACACCCTGCGGGTGAAGGTCGGCGACAAGGACACGACCTTCCACACGGCCGCCGAGATCGAAAAGCGCATCGCGATCCTGACGCGGGCGCAGGCTTCGGCCAGCGTGGCCGCCGCGCCCCGGTTCGGCAGCACCCTGGCCGCGTTCGGAGACGACTGATGCTTGATCGTCTGATTTCGGCCGTCTCGCCCCGCCTCGGCTACCAACGGGAAGCTTACCGCGTCGGCCTGGACGATCTGCGGCGTCAACGGTCTTACGCCGCCGGGGACCGTGGCCGCCTCAGTCGGGACTGGCGTGGGGATGCGCGGTCGCCCGACGCGGCCATATCGGGCGATTTGGGTCTGATGCGCGGGCGTCAACGCCGCATGGTCCGCAGCAATCCGCTGCTGGCCGCGCTGAAGCGGAATCTGATCGTCGGCCTGGTCGGCGACGGGATCACGGTTCGGGTGCTGCACGGCGACCCTGTCGTTCGGGAAAGGGCGCAGCGGCGTTGGGACGAGTTCTGCGCCCGCCCCTTGGATGGCCGCGACGATTTCTACGGCATCCAGCGCCAAGCCGTGTCGGGCATGATCGACGCCGACTGCCTGTTGGTGTGGATGCCGGAGGACGGCAAGCCGGACCAGCGAGTCATGGTGATCTCGGGCGACTACCTCGACCACACCCTGACCCAGACCCTAAACGGCGGCGCTAAGATCGTGATGGGCGTCGAGTATGACCGGGCCAATCGCGTGGTCGCCTATCACATCTGGGAGGATCATCCGGGCGACCTGATCATGGCCAACGCCGGCAAGCGCCGTCGGGTCGATGCGCGTGACGTGGACCTGGTCTATGAGCGGCTTGAGCCCGGCATGACGCGGGGCGTTCCGCTGATGCACGCCAGCCTGGAGACCGAACACGAGCGGTCCGAAACCAAGCGCGCCATCCGCGTGAAGAAGCGGATCGAGGCCTGTCTGGCGCTGTTCCGTCGGCCGGGCGACGGCGGCGAAGCCTTCGCATGGGGCGAACAGGAGAAGCGGGCCAGCGGCCAATATCAGGAGCAACTGCGGCCGGGCATGATCATCTATGGTCAGCCCGGAGAAGAGGCGCCCACGGCCATCGCGCCTTCGTCCTCGGGCGACGGCGACGGCTTCCTGCGTACCGAGGCGATGCAGGTCTGCGCGGGCATCGGCGTGCCCTATCATCTGGGGACGGGGGACTACAGCCAGTCCAACTTCACCAGCATGCGCAGCGAGAACATCGCCTATCACGCGCGGCTGGACGACTGGACGCAACACACCCTTGACCCGTCGTTCATCGGCCCCGCCTTCCGTCGTGTGATGCGGTTGGGCGTGCTGGAGGGCGACGCCGAACTGGCCACGGTCCGGTATGAAGTCCTGGCGCCGCCGCGCGCCCTGACCGATCCGCTGAAAGAGATCATGGCCAAGGTGATCGAGGCCCGCGCCATCCCCGGCGCCATGGCCCGCCTACTGTCGTCCTACGGGATGGATATCGAAGGGGCGATGAAGGCCCAGGCTGAAATCAACGGTCTGATCGACCAATATCAAATCGCTCTGGACACCGATCCACGACGCGTGAACGGCAGCGGTGGCCTCCAACCGGCCGTCGGATACCTGAGACCCAAGGGCGACGGCGACCAGGCCCTTCGCTCCCTGTTGAGCCAAGCCCTCGGCCTGATCGAGGACTGAGAGGAACCCGACATGAACAATGTTCTCGCCTCCCGCGTCGGCGGGCCGCGCACCCTTGTCCGCGATCAACCGGCACCGGTCCAGGAACGGCGCGGCGGCGCGCCGGCGGCGCAGCAAAGCCGCTACGTCGCCTTCACCGGCGGCAGCTACAACGCCGACACCCGCACGGTGGAGGCAGTCCTGGCGACGGGCTCACGCGTCCAACGCCTGTGGTGGTCCGAAGAGCTGGACATGGGCGCCGGCGCGATCGACCTCGCCCGCGTCAACCAGAACCAAGTCCGGTTCCTGTTCAATCACAACTCGAACGACGTCATTGGCGTCGTCGAGCGAATCTGGATGGAAGGCGCCGCGCTGTGCGCCGTCATCCGCTTCGCCGACACGCCACGCGGCCGCGAGTTCGCCGGTATGGTTCAGCGTAGCGAACTGACCGGGATCTCCATCGGCTACCAGGTGCGAAACTGGAAGCTGGTCGAGGTTCTGGAGAACGACCACGAAATCTGGCGCGCCACGGACTGGGAGCTTTTGGAAGCCTCCCTTGTCTCGGTGCCCGCCGATCCGAACGCCGGGGTTCGGTCCCTACAACCCGGCCAACCCAGCGGTTCCGCCGCTCCCCAACCCTCCGAGGATGACATGAGACGATCCCTTATGGCGGGCGGCATGCTGGCCGCCTTCGGCGCAGCGCGCGCCCTGTTCCAACCCAACACCGATCAAGGCGGCGGCCAGCCTGCGGCCCCTGCCGCTCCGGCGGCTCCGGCCGCTCCTGCCGCGCCTGAAAGCCGCGCCGCGCCGGTCCAACCGGCTCCTGCCGCGCCTGCCGCTCCGGCGGCTCCGGCCCCCGCCGCCGAACGGGCCCTGAGCCCCACCGAAATGCTGCAGCTGCAGGACCAGGCCCGCAGCCTGGGCGTCGAGACCAATGTGCGCGGCGCGTTCGAGGCGGCTGGCGCCGACTATGCGTCGGTCTCGCGCGCCATTCTGGAGGCCGCCGCCGCGCGCCAGGCGGCCAACACCCAGAACCTGCCGACGGGCGTGTCGCTCGGGGTGATCGTCAACGACGAACGCGACACCCAGCGCAGCGGCATTCGCGCCGCCATCCTGCACGGTCTGCGGACCGGAAACGGCGGTCAAGCCGAACTGCCGGCCGAAGCCCAGCCCTATGCGCGCCACAGCCTGTCGGATCTGGCCATGGTCAGCCTGGGCGAACGCACCGCCCCGCGCTCGACCGCCGACCGGATCGAACTTTATGAGCGGGCCTTCCACACCACTTCGGACTTCCCGCTGCTGCTGTCGGGCGCGTTGAACCAGCGGCTGGCCGAGCAATATCGTGTGGCCGCACCGATCTATCGCAGCATCGCGCAGCAGATGACCTTCGTGGACTTCCGTCCGCATGAAGTGCTGCGTCCCGGCGACTTCCCGACCTTGAAGCCGGTCAACGAGGCCGGCGAGATCAAGTTCGGCACCTTCGGCGAAGGCCACGAGAAGGTGGCCGTGGGCGCCTACGGCATTCAGTTCGGCCTGTCGCGCCAACTGATGATCAACGACCACATGGGCGCCATCGACCGCGTGCTGGCCAACCAGGGCAATATGATCGCCCTGTTCGAGGAATTCACCTTCTTCGCCATGAAGGCCGTCAACTCGGGCGACGGGCCGGTCCTGCTGGAAGACAACAAGGCCGTGTACCATGCCGACCATGGCAACAAGGCCGCCACGGGCACGGCGATCACCGAGGCCGCCCTGTCGGCCGGCCGCGCCGCCATCCGCAAGCAGAAGACGCCCGCAGGCGTGCAGATGGGGACGCCGCCGTCGATCCTGCTGGTCTCGCCGGACAAGGAAACCGAGGCCGACAAGGCCACCGCCGCCCGTGCGAACGGCGAATACAACCCGTTCGAAGGCAAGCTGCGCACCGTCGTGGGCGGCCAGCTGACCGGCAACAGCTGGGAAATGTATGCGGACCAGACCTTCGGCGCGAACTGGACCTGGGGTCTGCTGGACGGCTTCACCGCCCCGCGCCTGCGGGTCGAGAACGTGTTCGGACAGCAGGGCGTGAAGATCTCGCTGGAGCACGACTTCGGTTGCGGCGCCCAGGACTTCCGCTTCGGCTACCGCAACGCGGGCGCCTAACCCTTCCTCACCCTGGCCTGACGGGGCCGCAGCGACAGTTGCGGTCCCGTCTCTTTTCGCCGTCCGGCCAGCGGCGATCTGAAGGATCATCACCATGAAGAATTATGTTCAACACGGCGACACCCTGGACCTCATCGCTCCGACGGGCGGCGTTCTCTCGGGCAAGCCGGTCAAGATCGGCGGCCAGGTCGTCGTTCCGCAAGTCAGCGCCGCAGAGGGCGCGGTCTTCACCGCCAAGACGACGGGCGTGTTCACCGTCGCCGCCGCGTCGGGACAGGCCTGGGCCGCCCTGGTCACCGTCTATTGGGACGACACGGCCAAGGCGTTCACCACCACGGCCTCGGGCAACACCAAGTGCGGCCACTCCGGCCCGCTGGGCAAGGCCTCGGGCGACGTCCTGGCGGACGTCAAGCTGATCCCGACCGTCTGATGAGCATGGCGGGCCGTGAGGCGCGGATGCTGGACGCCATCTACCGGGTCTATGGGCGTCCCGCCCAATGGATGCCGGCGGGAAGCGGCCAGACGATCACGCCCGTGGTCCGCCGTGACACCCGCGACGTGCAGGAAGGGTTTGGCGCAGGCGAGGTTCTGCTGCGGACCAATCTGATCTTCGTCCGGATCGACGAGTTCGCCTATCCGGACGTCCCGAGCAACGGCGACCGCGTCGAGATCGAACGGGCGGCCGGCGGCGTCGAGACCTTCCGCATTATTTCCGACCCGCGACTGACGCCCGACGGCCTGGAATGGCTGTGCGAGGCCAAGTCGCTGGACGCCTGACCGACCCGTCCGGAGCGCCCATGCCAGTCCTGGACAAATGCTACGCCGTCATGGAGGCCGTGACCGCACTGGTTCGCGACGCCACGCCCGGCGGCGACGTGCGGTTCAATCCGCCCAAGGCCTTTCGTCTGTCGCCTTACGGTTCGGTCGCGGTGTTTCCCGGCGAGGCCGAGGAGATGCCCGACTCGCCGTTGAGCAGCACCTTGTTGCAGCACAGCCTGCCGCTGTTCGTCGGCGGCGCCGAGACCCCGGAGGCGACGACCGCCGAGGCGGCGCGCGCCGTGACGGCCGCGATCGAGGCCGCCGTGTCGGCCAACCGGACCCTGGGCGGTCTGGTCGATTGGCTGCGGGTCTCGCCTGAGTTTTCCGGTCTGACATCCGTCGAGGCGCTGGGCGCCGAGGCGGCGGACTGGGCTTCCCTGAACCTGATCGCCGAATATTCGGTCGGTCGCTAACCCCGGAGATTCCCATGGGTCGCGCACTAGGCTCCAACGTCCTTTCGGCGTTGGCTTTCGAACTCATCTATGGTCGCGCCGCCGCGAGCGGCTACACCCGCGTGCCGCTGGTGTCGTCCACTCTGGGGGACGAACAGGGCCTGGTCGAGGACGACGCCATCGGCCTGGGCCGCGAGCCCGGCGACGACGGCGACGACGTCGTCAACAATACGGGCGACGTGGTCATCCCCGTCGATGTCCGAGTGTTCGGCCTGTGGCTGAAGTCGATGCTGGGCGCGCCGCAGACCACCCAGGGCGTCGCCGCGAGCGGCGTCGTCACCTTTACGGCCCAGCCCGCGAACAACGCCACCGTGACCCTGAACGGTCAGGCGATCACCTTCGTCACCGGAACGCCGGGGGCCAATCAGGTGAAGATCGGCGCGACCCTGGCCGACACCGTCGCCGCCGTGGTCGAGCACCTGAACCGCAGCGCCGTCACGGACGTCGCCGCCGCCCGATACGCCGCCGACCTGGACGGCACGAAAATCCTGGTGAAGCACAAGACCATCGGCACGGCCGGGAACAGCTTCACCCTTGCGGCGGGCACTTCGCCCGCGAGCAATGCGACGGTGAGTGGGGCCACCCTGGCGGGCGGTTCGACCACGGGGCCGTACAATCACGTGTTCACGTCGGGCGCGATGACCCTGCCGTCGTGGTCGCTGGAACTGGGCTCTCCCGAGGTTCCCAGCTATCCGATCAATCTCGGCGGCGTCAGCAACACCCTGACCCTTCCGCTGGCGCGCAGCGGCAACTTCAACGCCACCCTGGCGGCGATCTGCCAGGGCGAGGACAAGCCTGCGGTCAGTTCGGCCGGGACGCCCGCCGAACTGGCATACGAGCGGTTCTCGCACTTCACCGGTCAGGTCGAGAGTTTCGGCGTGCCCCTGTCCGAAGTGACGTCAGGGTCGGTCGTGATCTCGAACGGGCTGTCGCCGGTGGAGGTGATCCGCAGCGACGGCAAGATCGGCGGCGTCGATCTGGGCAAGTTCAGCGTCGCCGTCGAACTGGCCATGTTGTTCGCCAACACCAAGATGCAGGACCGCGCGGCGGCGGGCGAGGACCAGGACCTGGTTGTGGGTTGGTCGAAGGGCGCGGCGGCGTCGCTGACCATCCGCGTGCCCCGGTTCAAGCTTCCGCGCAAGGCCAAGCGGTCGATCACCGGTCCCGGCGGGATCTCGGCTACTTACGCGGGCCGCGCCAAAAAGGACCCGCTGCTGAACCGTTCGGTGATCATCACCCTGGTCAACGACGTGGCCAGCTATGCTTAATCTTGAGCCGACCGCAGAACCGGCCTGGATGGACGTCGCCTATGGCGTCCAGCTGCTGCTGAGGCCGGCCGACAGCGTGATGCTGACGGCCGGACGGGTCGCGGCCCGTGAAGCCGTCGTCCTGGGCATCGACGACCGCGAAGGCGATTTCGCCTTCCTGGCCGCCTGCGTCCACTGGGGCCTGCTGGAATGGAAGGGCGTCGGCGAGGGCGACGAGGTCGCGCCGATCTCCCTGGACACGGTGAGCCGCCTGTTGCGCCAGAACGTGGCCATCCACGACCAACTGGACCGGGACTATCTGCTGCCGGTCCTGCTGCGGGAAGCGGAAAAAAACGCATCCGCGTCCTCGCTGAATGGCACTTCAGCGGGGGCGCCGACTACTGCGAAACCGCCTGCCGGCGGCGATGCGGCCAGTGCAAATACGACGAAAACGCCCCGCAAACGGTCGAAGGCCAAAAGGTCTGGGACGTCGTCAAAGGGTGCGGCAACCAGCTGAGGGCGGTTCAGGGCGCGGTCTACGGCCTGGATTTCACGGCGGTGATCGAGACGGCGCGGCTGAGAGGCTGCGCAGGCGCGTTTCTGGCGGAGGTCCTGCCTCTGGTCGAGGCGGCGGCGGTCGCGGGGTTGAACGATCGGTCGGAGGACGGCGATTGAGTTGGGCCCGCACGCGGATCGACCGGCCGACCGGCCTGGCGCGAGGATTCGAGGACGACGCGGCGCGCGCCATGACGGCGACGATGGCCGAGGCCGGAAACCTGCTGAAGGAAGGGCTGAGGGAGGCCACCTGGCACGCCAACGGCTGGCGGAACAAGCTGCCCAAGACCTGGCGGTTGAAGGTGTTTCCGCGCGGTCAGAACAGCATCGACGCCGCCGCCTGGGTCGATACGCGGGCGCCGAAGTTGATGCAGGTGTTCGCCGAGGGTGCGAACATCGCCGCCAAGGGCGGCAAGTGGCTGGCGATCCCGACCGATGCGGCGGGAAAGCAGGGTCTGAGGGCGGACGTCGGGTTTCGGTCCACGGTCAATACGCGCGGGGCGCGCGAGCGTGTCACCCCGCGCGGGTTCGAACGGCGAACAGGTCTGAAACTGAGGTTCGTCGCCGAAGGCGGGGCCTTCGCCGCGTCCCGCGCGCTGCTGGTGGTCGATCAAGCCAAGCGCAACCGTGCCACGGGGGTCGCCGCCCCCTATTCGGCCAAGGGGCCGGGGTCGAAGCTGTACGGGCCGGAAGGTCGGACCATCGTGGTCTTCATCCTGGTTCGCCAGGTACGCCTGAAAAAGAAGCTGGACGTCGCGGCCGAGGGTCGCGCGGTCGCGGACCGCTTGCCGTCGCTGCTGGCGAAACACTGGAGGGACTGAGCATGACGACCAAGGTGTTCGCCGTCCGGCTGAAGCCGGAAGGCACCTCCGAAACCGTGTCGGCGGTTAAGTCGGCCGAGACCGCCATCGTCCATGGCGCGGACGCCGCCGACGCCGCCAATGCGCGGGCTGCGGCCTCGGCCGAGCGTCTGGCGGCCAAGTACAACGCCATGGCCCAGGCCGCCCAGGCCAGCGCCCGCGCGGGCACGGCGCAAGCCCAGATCAACGGCGTCCTGGGCGTGGATCGGCCGATGTCGAACGCGCGGATCTCGGCCGATGTCTTCGCCTCGGCCGACGACGATGCGAAGAAGGCGGCGGCGCTGAAGGCGATCATCGATCCGCTGGCGGCTGCGCAGGACCGCTACAACGAGGAACTGGCGGAATATGCGCGGTTGCAGGCGGCCGGCGCGCTTCAGACCAACGAACGGATCGTGCTGGAGGGCCGCGCCAAACAGAGGCTGGACGAGACGACGGCCGCGCTTCAACGCCAGGAGCGGGGCCTGACCCGTCTTGCCATCGCCTCGCGGGCCAACCTGGTGCAGCAGGCGTTTGACGTGGCCGTGACGGCGCCGTTCATGAACCCGGCGACCATCGCCCTTCAGCAAGGCCCTCAGATCCTGACGGCCTGGTCCACGGCGGCGATCAAGTTCACGCCCGCCATGTTGGCGGCGGGCGCCGCCATCGGCGTGGTGGGCGCGGCGGCGACCGTGGCGGTCGGCGGGTTCCTGGCGGGTGAAAAGGCCGCCAAGGGCTTTGAGGCGGCCGTCAGCGGCGCGGGTCGGGTGTCAGGTCTGACCTCTAGCGAGCTGCGCAAACTGGTCTTTCAGGCGGCCGACCTGGGCGACGTTTCGATCAGCAGTGCGCGCGACCAGGCGACGGCTTACTTGTCCACGGGCAAGATCGGGCGGGCCGTGCTGGTCGATCTGATCGCGGTAGGAAAGGACTATGCCCAGATGATGGGCATGGACGCCGAGGCGGCGACCAAGTCGTTGGCGGACGCCATGCTGGCGCCGGACAAGGCCGGGCGAGATCTGACCCGGACGATGGGTCTGCTGGACCAAGAGGCGCTGAAGCAGATCGACAGTCTCATGAAGTCTGGCGATCTGTTGGCTGCGCAGCGTATCCTGCTGGACGCCGTCAGCGATGCGGCGGCCGGTCAGGCCGATAAGGTTGGGCTGATCACGAATGCCTGGGACGCGGTGGGGACCTCCATCAGCAACGCCGTGACCAAGCTTGGCGAATGGATGTACCTGACCGAGGGCGAACGTCTTCAGCAGATCATTAATCAGCAGGCTTCGATGGAGCGCGGCCAGCGGGAGAGTGGCAGGCCATTTGATGCGCGGTCGGAGGGACTCTATCGCCGCAATGAGCGAGAGTTCAGGACCATCATGGCCGCCCGCCAAGCGCGCGCGGCAGCCGCCGCCGAAGCGACAAAAAACCAGCAGGCGCAGTTGTCCAAGGATCGGTATGACGCCGGCGCGCCGGATCGGCGTAATGCGGCCGCCGAGGCTCGCCGCCTGGCTGCTGATGCGGCGCGAGCAGCACAAGAGGCCTTGGCCAAGAAACGCCGTGAAGAGGATGCTCGCGCGGCGCTGGCCTTGGAAATGGCTCGGGCGCGCGGGGATATTGATGAAGTGCGGCGGATCGAGGATGCGAACGCCGCTCGCACCCGCACCCGCCAGCTGATCGACGATGGGACCGACGCCGAAAAGGCCAGGCTTCAGGCGGTAAAGGAGCAGGGCCAGATCATCGCCGCGCGCCAAGGCGCAGCGGAGCGAGAGGCGGCTGTCCTGACTCGGACAACCTTGATCGAGGTCGAACGGATCAAGGGCAACGCCCGCACGGCGGATGAGATGGCCAAGCATGGGGAGTTGGTCCAGCGGATCAACGCCTATACGCAGACGGGCCTGGGCTATTACGCCGCCTGGCTGAAGGCGGCCACCGACATGAAGGCGGTGGAAGAGGGTCGGGCCGAGGCGATGTCGCGCGCCAACGCCGCCGCCGATCTGGAGCGCCGCGCGCGGGTGGCCGGCTTGAGCGGGGACTGGCGGTCGGCCCGCGAACTAGACCGCGAGATCAGCATCAATGCGCGGGCGCGAGAAATCGAGGCGCGGGGTCGGGACGGACGGCCGCTGAACGAAGGCGAAGGCCTGGCCGAGGCCAAGAGACAGATCGAGGAAGAGACGCGTGCAGCCTTGATCGGCGCCCGCCGAGGCTGGGCCACCGGCTTGGCCCTGGACATCAAGAACAGCGGCATCAAGAGCGCCATGAGCGACCAGCTGAGCCGTGCCGGGGACCGGCTGATTGAAAACATCATCGACGGTCTGTCGAAAGTGAAGTGGGGGGATTCGGGCGCTGGAAGCTGGATTTCGAAGGGCCTGAACATGTTCTTCGGAAAGAACGCCGAGGGGACCAACGACTGGCGCGGCGGCCTGACGTGGGTCGGCGAGCGGGGCAAGGAACTGGTCCATCTGCCGGGCGGATCGCAGGTCTTCAGCCACGGCCAGTCGATGGCCATGACCCGCAAGGGCATCGGCGGGACAGGGGTTGGGCCGACGGTGATCCAGGCGACCTACGCCCCGAGCTACCAGGTCAGCGGCGTGGACATGGAGCGGATGGAGGCGATGATGGCCCAGGATCGTGCGGAGTTCGAAAGCCGCACGATCGCGACCGTGAATGACGGCATCGCCCGCCGGCTGATCGCGTCGTGAGCGTGGTGTTTCCCATCGCCATGCCCGTGGGCGTGGCGACCGAATATTTCGAACCTGAGCGGGTCGATGCGATCTCGCCGACCAACGACGGCGCCGTCAGCGGCGTGACCCTGGGCTTTCCGCTGTGGCGTGCCAGATGGGGGCTGGGAAAGTCGATCAGTCGCGCGACCTCGGAAGAGTGGCGGGCCTTTGTCGCCCTGCTGAGGGGCCAGCAGAAGACCTTTCTCGGCTTTGACCAGGGTCGGCCCCTGCCGTTGGCGTACCCCGACGGATTCGAGGGTCTGAGCCGCTTCGGCGGCGGCGCTTTTGACGGATCGGCGACCAGCTGGTCGGTCAATGCGGACCGGGATGAGCCGACCCTGAGCGGGTTTCCGCCTGGGTTCGTCATCAGTGTCGGCGACTACATCATGTGGCGTTGGACAACGGGCGGTGAGGCGCGGCGCGCGCTGTGCCGCGCCGTTCTGCCGTCGGTCGCCAACAGCGGCGGGGTGATCGCCGTCCGCGTCGAACCGCCTTTGCCGACCCTGACGCCGTCTTTCGCCGTGGCGGACGTGAACCGGCCCACCTGTATCATGAAGCGGGTCACCGAGGACGGAAGCCTGGGCGACAAGGATCGCAGTCTGAAGGTCAGCGGCACGATCGCCGCGATCCAGGACCTGAGAGACTAATAGGACGCATCCCATGAAGTTGTTCAGTGCAGAGGCGCTGGCCGCCCTGGCCAGCGGCGACGTCATCGTGTCCGGCGCGGTTCGGATCGGTTCGTCCGATCCCATTCGGCTGTGGGGCGGGCACGGCGCCCTGGTCGTGGACGGCGAGGCCTATGAGGGCGTCGGCTCTCGCGGGCTGGTGTCGGTGTCGTCGGGGTCCATCGGGGGCGCGGAAACGCCCGCCGCCCTGACTCTGGACGGCGTGGAATCCGCGCTGCTGCCCGAGTCCGACCTGCGATCCCTGCGGGGTGCGCCGGTCGTGATCCGGCGTCTGGTGTTCGACGGTTCGGGCGCCCAGCTGTTGCACGCGGCCGTCTATCTGCGCGGGCGGGTCGATACGATCCAGATCAGTGAGACGCCCGGCGGGACGGCCAGCCTGACGATCTCGGTCGAGGGCGCGGCGCGCGGCCTGGGCCGCCGTTCGGAGCGGATGCGAACCGACGCCGATCAGAGGCTGATCAATCCGACCGACGGCGGGATGAGCCGCGTCTCCTATGCCGGCGAAAAGTCGATCTATTGGGGCGGCAAGCCCCCGGCGCGGGCCGGTGCCGTGTTCGGAGTGACGGCGCAACAGGCCGCCCTGATCAACCTGGTCACGCCTGGATCGATCAGACTGTGAGTCGCGATCACGGCGCCTTCATCGCCTTCCTGGAAAGCCGGGAGGACTGGCGCTTCGGCTATGGGCCGGAGCCGCGCACTCATGACTGCGCCCGCGCCATGAGCGCCGGGATCGAAGCCCTGACCGGCGTGTCGCCCCTGGACCGCTTCACCAGCCGCTGGACCACCCCCTTGGGGGCGGCTCGGGTCATCCGTCGGCATGGCGGGTTGGCGCCGGCCGTGGACACGGTGATGACGCGCGTCGAACTGAGCCTGGCGCAGCGCGGCGACGCGGGACTGACCCAGGACGGGGCGCTGGTTCTGGTCGAGGGCGACACCCTGGTGGGACCTGCCGCGATCGGCTGGAAGCGCCTGCCGCGTGAGGCCTTGGCGATCGCCTGGAGCGCTGAGTAATGCCGCAGGTCGTCGCCGTCGCCGCCGCCTGGGTGGCCAAGACCCTGACCGTCAAGGCGGTCGCGGCCTTTGTCGTCAAGACCGCGCTGCAAGCCGTCGCGGCTGTCGCCCTGAGCAAGGCCGCGAAGGCGCTTGGCCTGTCGAAACAATCGATCCAGGAACGTCAGGCCAGCGTCACCTCGTTGTCGCTGGGCGAGGGTCCGCGCGAGGCCGCGTTCGGTGTCGTCTGCACCGGCGGGACGCTGCTGGACGCCTTCAACTTCGGCGGCAAGTACGGGACCGATACGGTCACGCGGGTGATCGCCCTGGCCGACCATCCGGTGGACGCCATCGTCGGCTATTATGTGGACGACGTCTATTACGCTTGGACGGCCGACGGGGTTCAGCCCGGCTTCAACAGCAAGCTGTCGATCGAGTTCAAGAACGGCGTCGCCGGCGGCCATGTGCCGCCGCTTCATGTTCGAACGAACGGCGGTTGGACCGTCAACGACGTGCTGGACGGCGTCACCCATGTGGTGGTCGATACGCGGTATGACGACGCGGTCTGGGTGTCGGGCCATCCCCGTTTCAAGTTCGTTCTGCGGGGTCTGCGCGTCTATGATCCGCGTCGCGATCCGGCCCTGGGTTACACCGGCTCTAATCCACAGACCTGGGAAGACACGTCCACCCACGGCTTCAGCCGTAACGCCGCACTGAACCGTTACGCCTATGAGCGCGGGATCTACGCTGCCGGCCATCAGGGCGAGGCCCAGCACCTGCTGATCGGGCGCGGGCTGACCGCCGAGGAGGCGCCGCCGTCGCGGGTGATCGCCGCCGCCAACCTGTGCGACGAACTGGTCGATGGCGAGATGCGGTACGCCGCCGAGGGCGTCATCTTCGCCAATCAGTCTTTTGACGAGGTCGAGGAACTGTTCGCCGCCGCCATGGCCGGGGTCCTGGTCCAGCGCGAAGGCGGTTTGGAGATCGAGCCGGGGCAGGCGAAGGCGGCGGTCGTGACGATCACCGACGGCGACCTGGTCGGCGGCAAGCCCATGGGCATGTCGCCCTTCCTGCCCGATTCCGACGGCGGTCGGGTGAACACCATCGTGCCGCGCTATATCGAGCCGAGCCAGGGGTGGCTGGATCACGCCGCGCCCGTGATCCGCGATTTGTCGCGTATGGCGCCCGCGCCGGACGGCGACGGCGGCCCGCGCGAAATGACCCTGGCCCTGGCCCTGGTGACGGTCGGAAATCAGGCCAACCGCAACGGCGCCATCGCCCTGAGAAAGGCGGCGCTGGAGCGGCGGGCGACCATCACCCTGCCGCCGAAGTTTGCCGGCATCGAGGAAGGCGACTGGATCGCCTGGACCAGCGCGCGACGGTTTGGCGGGGCGACGGTGCGGTTCCGGGTCGTCAGCTTCTCGCTGGACGCCGGATGGCAGAACAGCCTGGTGCTTGAGGAAATCGCGTCCTCGGTCTACGGCGTGCCCGACCCGGTCGAGGACCTGGTGCTGCCGCCGCCCGCGCCTGTTCCGGTGGATGCGCTGGAGCTGCTGGGGGTGACGGCCGAGGCCATCACCCTGGCCGGCGAGACCAGCACCCTGCCGGCGGTGCGGTTCGGATGGGACGTCGAGGTCGAGGATACGTCGATCACCGGTATTCGCGCCGAGATCCGCAAGGCGGGCGCGACGGACGCGGCGACGACGCGTCTGGATGATCCGGCCAAGGGATTCGACGTCGTCACCAACGGGGTGTGGCCGGACTCGGTGCTGGAATGCCGTCTGGTGCCCCTGGGCGATCCGACGCGGCCGGTGCTGACGTCGAACTGGATCACGGTGAATACGACGGCGGTGACGGCAACGGTCGATCCCGCTCTTATCCAAGAACAGATCGACCTCGCCACGGTCGCGCTGGAAGCGGCGCAGGCGCAGTTGGCTGCGCTGGTGGCGCAGTCGAACACCGACTTTGATACGCGGATCGGAATGCTGGACACCGGCCTGACTGGAGTCCAGCAGGTCAACGATCAGCAGCAGACGTTGATCGATGGCAAGGCGACGACGGCGCAGTTGAACTTCCAGATCAACCGCATCGACGGGCAGGCCTCGACGATCGGAGCGCTGCAAACCACGGTCAACAGCCTGCCTGACCAGTATGTCTCGACGACCAGCTACAACACACTGAAGTCGGAGATCGAAGGGGCGCGTGGCGGATACGGCAATCTCTCAGGTCGTTTCACTGCTCAGCAACAGACCATCACTGATGGCCTCGCCGGCAAGGCCAGCACGACGGCGCTGACCAGTCTTCAAGGCACGGTGACGAGCCTAAACAATACGGTGAACGCCCAGATCGGGCGGCTGGACACGGTCGAGGCGAGCGTCGCCGGCAAGGCGTCTGCGGGGTCGGTGTCGGATCTGGCGGTTGCAGTATCGAGCAAGGCCACGACCTATCGCCAGAACACCGATCCACCCAACCCCAATGTCGGCGATCTGCTGATCAAGCCGAACACCAACAACATAATCTTCAGGTATGAGGGGTCGGGCGCAGGGTGGATCGGTTATCCCGATACTCGCATCGCCGCGCTTCAAGGCGACGTGACCTCCCTGTCGGGTCGGCTGACCACGAGCGAGCAGGCCGTCGTCGATCTTCAGGCAGGCAAGGCGACGGTATCCGCCGTTCAGCAGGCGCAGGCCACGGCAAACACCGCACAATCAACGGCCGTCAGCGCCACGACTGTCGCAGCGTCTGCCGACGGGAAGGCCTCGGCCCTTGTCGCCAACCAGACCGACGTCAACGGGGTCATCACCGGAACCTACAGCTACAACAACGGCGCCAGCACGACCTATCGGATACGATCCGATGTGGTGGAGTTCGTGCCGTCCTCCAGTTCCGGCGCCCGCACCGCCTATGCGAACGGCAAGTGGTCGATCTTCAACGCGGCCGGCGTCGAGGTCGTGCAGCTGGGGCTGGGCGTTAATGGCTGACGGCCTGGTCATCAAGCATCCGACGACGGGGGCTGTAATCTTCAGCACCGCCACGATCACGGGTCACAGCAGGGCGGCGTTCAACACGACGGGTTCTGCGGGGAGTCAGTCGGTCGCCGGCTTGCTGCGCGGGACGCCGTTTGTGATCCAGGCGCTCCCGTCCACGGACACAGCGGGTTACAATGTCCCGGACTTCACCGTCAACGGCTCGACCGTGTCGTGGAACGGCGCCGCGCGCAACATGCGGGTGCTGGTCGGGTCTTACGCTGTCGGCGGCCCCGGCGCCTCGCAATCGTTCGACGGCTTTCTGGTTCGGCGTCCTGCCGGCGCGGTTCAGATTTCCGTGGCAGATTTCGCCCTTCAGCTTTCCAACTATGGGGCGCTGGTGCTGACGGACGACAACGGATCTCAGCCTCTTCCGATGGTTCGGGCTTCGATCACGGTTTCTGGTGTGAACCCGGTCCTAGCTTTCCGGGGGCAGGACGGCGCTGCCATCAATGTCTGGCGTGTCGCGGCGTCAGGCGGGACATACACCTTCCATCTGGCCTGCCAGTCGGGGTCGCCGAAGGGTTTGGTATGGTGGGTGTTCGACGTGGCGGGCGTCGCCTTGAAACTGGACACCGATGTCGCCCTTGTCTTGGCTGATCCGGTCGAGGTTCGCACTTTCGACAGCCGTTCCTACTGCCTGAACTTCGTCACAGAGTCGGAGGTGACGGGCATAGTCGGTGGCGAGCCGATAACAGATATACTCATCCCTTCGGGCCGGTCTTATGCGGTGATCCAGTCCACGGCCTCGTTCACATCATCTCTGCAAGAGGATTTCGAGGTCGATCCTGGGGGGCTAGGGCAAGACGAAAAGTGGATGGTCCTGAACTCGACATATGCGGCGGCGCGCTTCAACGGATCAACGCTGGAAGTCGGCCTTTCCCAGTACGAGTTTTTCGCCGGGGCCTATTCGAAAAATACCCCAGCCACGTTTTCTATTTATGGGAAGGCGCGCCACACCGTCATCGACGTGACGGGCCTGCCTTCAGCCGCCATGCCGACCCCGTCTGACCTTGCCGTTTCGGTGAACGCGACGACACGCGAGGTGTCGGTCGCCAGCAACTCGGCCGTAACCACGGTCTCGCCGGCCGTGACCGCGACCGTAAGCGGCGGAACCGCGCCCTATGGATTGGAATGGCGCTTCGTCGATGGTTCGGCGGCGGTCGTGCCGAACGGCGCAACGGATGGTCTGTCGTTCCAGACGAAGGTCATCAATCAGTCGCCTGGCACCACCCTGAGCGCCCGCTATCAGCTGCGGGCGAATGATGCTTCTCGAGTCGGCTTCTCTCAGGTCGTGACCTTCACGCACGCTGTGCCGACGCTGGATCTGACGCCTGATGCGATATCGAACATCGCGGCGGTGTCAGGGTCCACGAACGATCCCGACTTCTATTTCGGATACGACTATCGCCGGATCACGGGGGTCAGCGGTCCGATCATCCTGCGGTTCGAGCGCTACGACTATGCGGGCGACGCTGACATCGCCGATGTGGTGGTGGCGCTCTCCGCTGACGCCTCGGCCTGGTATAATCAGACGCCTTTCAGCGCCAAGGGGTCGGGCCTCGCCTATCTCGACGTAGAGGTTCCCGAGGGGACCTACGTCGGCTGGAAAATCCGCGTCGCCACTTCGTCCGGCCGAAAGACGGCGGCCATGCGGATGGTCATCTGGAACCTGTCCGACGCCGCCGGGCCGACTCAGATTAACATCACGCCTCTCAGTACCATGGTCGTGGACGCGGACGACAACTTCAACATCGATGTCACGCCTGACGCCTTCTCGCTTCCTAGCCAGTCGGCGGTCACCAACGAGCCGGACGGCTATACGGGCGGGGCCTATTTCACGATCAACGGGATCAACCGCCCGATCACCCTGCGCTTCACGCGCGACAGCCTGGTCGAGAACGGTCTGCTGCCGACGCGTCGGACGGTGATCGGCAAGTCCACCAACGGCGGCGCGTCCTATACCGAGACCTTTCTGGGCGCAGCGGCGGGGGCCGTGGTCGATCTGTCGGCCAGTCCCGGCGATATGTTCTTCATCAAGGGCTATCTGGTCACCAGCTCTGGGCGGGGAACCGCCAGCTGGCGCAACATCGTCACCAATCTGACCGCGGGTCAGCAGCTGGCCACGACGACCGTCAATCTGACCGTCGATGACGACAACAACTACAACGTCGCGGACACCACGCCGGACGCCATCGCGCCGTCGAACCAAAGCCTGAGCGTCGCCGGTAGTTCGGCCTATACGGCGGGCACGACTTTCGCGGTCTCGGGCATCAATACAGCGATCACGCTGAGGTTCGCCAACAGCCTGACCAGTTCGTCGGGCAGCGTTTCGACACGGCAGATGGTCGTTGGGCGGACCACGTCAGGCGGGGCGTATAGCGAGTGGTTCATCGCCGTGCCGAACGGAACGGTCGATGTCGTCGTCAACAACGGCGATCAGATCGTGGTGAAGGGCTATCTGGTCACGTCCTCTGGCATCGCCTCCTCGGTCTGGGCCTGGACCGTGAGGAATCAGACCGCCGGGGGTCTCCAGCTGGCCTCCGCTACGGTCAGCCAGACGGTGGATAACGACAACAACTACAACGTCGCCGATATCGTGCCGAACGCGATCAGCCCCGGAAACCAGACCCAGAACTTCGCCGGGTCGGAAGGCTTCACGGCTGGGTCATATTTTACGATCAGCGGCATCAATGCGCCGATCCAGCTCCGTTTCAGCACCAGCGGTCGGTCTGTCACCGGACAGGTCACCAGCACACAGATGGTCGTCGGCCGGACCACGAGCGGCGCCACAGAGCAGTTCGTCAATGTCGGCAGCAGCACCACCACCCTGACCGCCAACAACGGCGATCAGTTCTTCGTCAAGGGATACATCAACACCATCGGCGCTGGGTCGGCGCAGTGGTCGTGGTCTGTCTTCAACGTAACTGCCGGCCAAAGCCTCGGGTCGGCTTCAGTTTATCAAGTCGCAAGTGGCTGATGAACATCGGCAGAGGCGCCCAACCCAACCTTATCTTTCGGAGATATCCAGATGGCCACCATCACTGCACAACAGGTTCAAGACGCGCAAAAGCAACAGGTCCAGGGCGTCATCGACGCGCTCCGAGTTGTCCATGCCCAGGTCGAGGCGATGCGAGACTCCACACTCGGCGACTTCCAACTCTGGTTGGGCGGCCTGCCTCAGCAGGTCCAGCAGGCCGGCGGCCAAAGCTACTACTACGCCCAGCAGTTGGGCGAGGTGTTCGGCATCGACGTGCCGCCCATCGCGCCCGAGGCCTGAAGCCTGCGAGCCCGATCTGAAACCCCGGCCTGGAGTATCGCCTTATGCCTGATGAACTCGCGGTGTCGATGACGTCGCCGGGCGGTCTCGCCACGATCCTGGGTGCCCTTGGACTGGGCGGTGTGCTGTCGGCCCTGATCAGCCGGCCGTCTCGCCGCGCGGTCGCCGCCACGGCCGCCAAGGACGAAGCAACCGGAGAGGCGGCGGTGATCGCCAGCATCGCCCAGGCCTTCACGGGGACGACGGCGTCCCTGCGTGAAGAGATCGAACGCATGCAAGCGACCCTGAACGAGTTCCGGGAACGGGTCGCTGAAGCCGAGGCCGAGGTCCGGGCGGCTGTGGCGCGCGAGGCGGTCAAGGATCGGCTGATCGCGGACTATAAGGCGCGGATCGCCACCTGCCATGACGACGTGATCCGGTTGCGTGCCGAGCGCGACGCGGCGCTTGAGAAGGGCGTCCAGCAAGAGGGCGAGATCCGGCAACTGAAGGCCGTGATCGAGGCCCGCACGCGGGTGGAGGGCTGATTGATGACCGACCCCGCCGCCACTGAGGCCATGAACGCCGTCGCCGCCGCCACCAAAGGGGCGGACACGCCCGAGGCCGCGACGGTCGTCGCCAAGCCCTCGGAGTGGGTGGTGCGGATGCTGGCCCTGGCCGGCCCCGCGCTGTCCGGCATGGTGGCCTGGATCATCGCCCTGATCGGCGGGGGCGGGGTGGCGGTGTTCGGGTTCAAGATCGTCGCGCCCATCATCTGGCCCGAGGCCGTGGCGGAGCGGCGGGTCGAGGCCCTGATGTGGCTGGGCATGGCCTTGTGCGCCATCCTGGGCATCGTGGTCTTCCGCCTGGCCAGCGGCGGGCTGAAGCGCGTCGAGGCCAAGGCCGGGCCGGCCGGCATCACGGTCGAGACCGGCGACTGAGGTTCGTCCGTCCCTGGGGTGACGAACCGGGTTCGCGACCAAGCCTAGAACCAGCCGGCGACGGTCAACGCACCGAAGCCCAGGGCCGCAACGGCCATGCCGATGCACAGCATCCAATCCGTCCTGTCGCGCCGCTTCATCGCGTCAGGCTGACACGCGAACGGCGTTCGCATCAACCCTCACAATCTGGAGAAGACCATGACTTACTCGCTAGGCCAGCAATCCCGCGCGCGCCTAAAGGGGGTTCACCCCGACCTTGTGAAGGTCGTGGAACTGGCGATAAAGAAGACTGCGACCGACTTCCTAGTTCTGGAAGGCGTCAGGACGCCAGCGCGGCAAAAGGAACTCTACGCCCAAGGTCGGACTAGGCCGGGCCAGGTCGTCACCTGGACGCTCACGAGCAACCACTTCGCCAAGGCTGACGGCTTCGGCCATGCCGTCGATCTGGCGCCCTACCCGGTGGACTGGAACGACCTCAAGAAGTTCGACGCCATCTCCAAGGCGATGTTCGCCGCCGCCGCCGAACTGGGCATCAGAATCCGCTGGGGCGCGGACTGGGATCAGGACGGCAAGTCGCGTGAACGTGGTGAGAGCGATAGTCCTCATTTTGAGATCATGACCGACTAGCACATAGCAAGAACATCATTTAGAAGTTGTCGCATGGCTACACCGCTGCGCGACATTTCGAATCAGACCTTCGGGCGCCTCACAGCGATCCGGCGGGATGGAAAGATCGGAACCGCGACCGCGTGGATTTTCCGCTGCACGTGTGGTGTCGAGAAGCGCATTCGGATGGGTCCTGTCACTAGCGGCGTCGTTGGATCTTGCGGCTGCTTGCATAGGGAACGGTGTGCTACGGGGCTAAACCGCCGCACGCACGGCGACGCCAAGGTCGGTCAGGTGTCGCGGCTGCACAACCTTTGGCGCGGAATGCTAAAGCGATGCTCCCCTAACTATCCAGATTATGCGGGTGCCTACCGCGCTCGGGGAATTACGGTCTGCGCTGAGTGGCTGGCTTACGAGCCTTTCAAGGCCTGGGCTGAAGCTAACGGCTATCGAGACGACCTGACGATTGACCGGATCGACAACGACAAGGGCTACTCGCCCGACAACTGCCGTTGGGCTGACAAGACGACGCAAGCTCGTAATCGCCGCACCTCGCGACACATCACTATCGACGGCAGGACGCAGGTCCTCGCTGCATGGCTTGCGGAAGCGGGCATCACACCCCCGGCCTTCTACGGCCGCCTGCAACGCGGCTGGACTGTAGAGGCCGCCCTCACCCCCAAATAGAGCGCCTTCGGGCGCGAAGGAGCGCCCATGTTCGCTATCTGCACCAGCCCCCATTTCGAGCTGGCCCGATGACCCGCGCCGTCATCGTCGAGGACGTCGATCATCACCACGACACGCCGGGTGCGGTCGAGATTCGAGAAGTACTGATCGAAGGCGAGGCGTCGGTCGGGTTTGCCTTCATCTGCCCGTGCGGTTGTGGGCGCGAAGGGTATCTGCCGACCGACACCGCTACATCCGGGCCGCGCTGGGATTGGAACGGTGATCGGGAGCGACCGTCGCTGACGCCCTCGGTCCTGTTCCGGGGCGGATGCGCATGGCACGGCTATCTGACGGACGGGGAGTGGCGGTCATGCTGAAGATGCTTCGAACCCTCTCGCCCCTCGGTTGGCTGATCTCGATCGCCGCCCTGGTCCTCGCCGTCGCCCTGATCGCCGGGATCTGGAACGGCCGGTGGTCCTGGCTGCCGTGGTCGGCCGAGGCGCAGCTGGACCGGACAAAGACCGAACTGGCCACCACCCAAAGCTCCGCCTCGGCGCGCGGCCTGGAAAGCCAGGGCAACGCCGAACAGGTGGCGCGGACGGAAGCCTATGGCGACATCCGCATCCGCGTCGAAGGCGTCACCGCCGAATCCATCACCCGAGCCCAGGAGGCCCCCGATGCGAACGACCCTCTGTCTGATGAGCGGGCTGATCGCCTGCGCGACCATGATCGCCGGCTGTGCGACATCGCCCGCGGAACCTGTCAGGCCCCCGCGCCTGGCGCTCCCTGAGGCGGCGACGCGGTCCTGTGTTCTGCCCGTCCTGCCCGACCATCCGACGGCGGCCGACCTGGACGCCGTCTATGTGGCGCGCGGGGCGCAGATCGTGACCTGTGACGGGGCGCGGATGCTGGCGGTCGAGACGATCGAGGCCGAGCGGCGGCTGATCGACGAATGGCTGAGGATCGAGGAACGAAGGCGGCAAGGGTGGCTGGGCCGCCTCGTGCCCGGCTAGACCGCCGAGACGTCACAGACCATCCGCGTCGAGCCCCAGGCTCCGCTATCGAGCCCCGCTCTCTCCGGAGGGCGGGCTTTCGCGTTTGCTATTTCAAGCCAATGCGTCAGGCCACGACTCTGCTGGTCCCAACCAAGGCAGGCTATCAATTACTGCTTGGGTGGCATCTCTCGCTACAACGAGGCTCTCTTCTGAAATTGGCACGCGCGATTTGTTACCTTTAGCGGAAGTCGATACGAGATTTCGCCCCTCCAGGTTCAACACCTCGAGGACGTTGTCAGGAAGTGGTATGGGCCTGCCGTACTCTTGGCCCAGCAGGCGTTCATCCATGTGAGCTATGGAATCTCGCAGATTTCGCAGGTGCGGCAGGCCGTTCTCAATGGCAGTGAGCCCTAACTGCATCGATGGCGCAGCCTCGGGAATGTCCTTGCTCGCGCGGCGGAGTATCTTCGTCAGATCGTCGAGCGCTAGGACGAAGAGCGTCGCCATTTGGAACGGACGCCGCGTCTTCCATGCAGGCGGAATCCGCCCTTCTAGTTCAAGTTGGCGCAGCAGTAACTGATTAGCGGCAAGCCGTTCCCGGTGCATGTCCGTGCTGGTTTGAGGTTTCGGCCCATTCCCTCGCGCCTCAACGACTGCTCGCTCGAACACTTCACGACGCGCTAGAAAGGCCGTCCTCGCCTCATCGGCACTCATATGGTCGTCGTTATTCCGGGCGGTGTTAAAGTCGTTCAAGGCGACCGCTGCATTCACCAAGGCACCGCTCGCGTGATAGAGCCGGTCCCTCAGATCAAACGATATGCGATCTTCAAGCGCTATCCTTCGTCCGGGATACAGCAAACTCGGAATCATGTGTCACCCTCGCGGCGGTCCCATTTCATCAGACGTACTCCAGCGCGCCGTCGGCCAGCGGCCTCTGCAGCTCTTTAGCGATGTCCCAAGGCGCCGACATCCACATCTCGACCTCGTCCGGCTCGGTAAGGATCACGGGCATGGCCTTTGGGTGAACGGCTCCGACCTCGGCGTTCGGCTCGGTCGTCAGGAAGGCGAACACATCAATCGTCTCCATGCCGGTCTTGATCTTGCGGACGCCGGTGTGGCCCGGAAGGTGGATGCCGGCGAAGAAGGCCAGGGGCTCGGGATCCTCGCCAGCCAGCCTGAACCACACCGGCCGGTACTTGCCGGGGGCGTCGCGGCCGGGCTCGCTGAAGGCGGTGAAAGGGACAAGGCAACGGTGGGCCGGCTCAAGCCAGGGCTTCCAGTGGGCCGAGGTCGTGTTGCGGACGTTGGTCGTGCCGCTGTCCGGTTCGAACTCGAGGATCTTCTGGAAATCGACCGCTCCGCCCTTGGCCCGCAGCTTGTCCGCGCGCTTGGTCGCGTTGTCGAAGATCGCCTTCTTGGACGACGGCATGCCCCAGCGGGCCAGGGCCAGTTCGCGCACGCCGTTCACATCGGTCCGAACGATCGGCGCGGGGTAGTCCGGATAGATGTCGCCGGGCGCCAGATTGCCGACGGTCGAGGTCATGGCCTTGGCCAGATCCATGATGGCCTGGGGGCCGGTGCGCTGGCGGTAGAGGTTGCACATGAGGCGAGGCTCGCACGGCGGACAGGGTTTGTGGAGTCAGGGGGCCGGGGCGCGGCGTTTCATCAGGCCATAGACGTCGGAGTTTCGAGGATAGGTCCAAACGATCGTCGGCCAACCCGACTTGGGGTCGCCCGATCCCTCGATGACCAGGACCGGGTTTCGCGCGCCGCACCGTTTGCAGACCATCTTCTTTCGCAGTTCGCGCAGCGGGGTGAACTGGGTCGCCTGGGGCAGGGTGCGCCAGGCCGGCCAAGTCTGGTGGCCGCACTCGCACAGGCAGGACAGCCGGTCGCCGAACGGGACGTCGTCGATAGTGGTGTCGTCCTTATAGTGGGTTGTCATGGCGACAGCCTCAAAGGTCCGGAATGTCGTCGCCGGTCGCCGGCATCCTCTTTTCCGGCGGATCGTGGAGCGGCCAGAACACGCCGCTCGGCTCGCCTGGCGGTGTGAACAGAAAGACCATTCGGCCGGGGCAGCCGTAGCGCCGGCAGCGGCCCCAGCGGTTCCACAGTGTCACCTGGGCGCCTGACAAGCGGGCGACGGTGTCCAGATCGACCCAGCAGTCCAGATGACAGCGCGGGCACCGGGCGCAGATGACCCAGCGATCGCGCCGCAGTTGGCCCACCGTCATGTGCCGGGCGACGCTGAGGTGATGCCCCAGGCCTCGGTTCTCGGGTTTGACGTAACCCATTCATCGCCGCGACCGCTCGCGCTCCAGGGCCAGCCGGTGATCGTGCTCTGAGACGCGGAAGCGGCCGAGGCCCAGGGCCAAGGCCTGGGCGACCAGGCGGGCGTTCTCGGCCGCCGGCAGATAGGCGACATTCGAGCCCGGCGCCGGCGTCAGCGGCAGGCCGGGGTGTGGCGGCGGCGTGGCGAGGGCCGCGTCCAGTTCGGCGATCAGGTCCGTGCGATCGGCCAGCGAGAGGGCTCGAGGCGAACCCGGTTCGTCAGTCTTCAT